TTTTTAATTATCTTTTTTGCTTGCATCGACTAAATCATAAATTCGTTTTAATTTTTTTTGTTGATCATAAAAGAAACTAGCACCAGCTTTTCTCATGCTTTTAAAACTTTTAGGATCCCCACCAGATAAAATACCTGCGCCTAATACTGCATCAGCACGTGATACAAATTCTCCGTCTGCCAATTGTGCCAACATAGTGTCCTCATCTTTATTACCATTTCCTGCACCATCTTCTACATAACCTTCAGCTCTTACATAATTATTATAATCGTTTTCATTATGGTCTGTTTTAGACGGTAAATAATTTACGCCACCTTGATTAAACTTTGGTAATGCAGTGGCAAGGCCTCCCTCATTTGCATAAAACATATTATCATTAATAGTTTCTTCTAATGTTGGTCTTGCATTTTCTGTTGGAACAAAAGCACCTGCTAGATTAGCTGCTTGTTGTTCGTACGCTCTTTGATAATCTTCTTTTCTATAACCATCTAATTGACCATCGCCTTCATCTTCATCAGATAATAATGGTAAAACACTTGAAGCTAATATTGCAGTTTCAACTTTATTGTCTTTTGCTTTTTGTAATAAATTAGCTGCAATACCTTTTTTAACTTCTTCTCCTCCGCCCCCTACAACTGCTTCAGATAAAGGAGCATCTCTTGCTATCTCTGTTATTTTTTCAGGTGTCATAAATTGTTTTCCATAAGTAGCAGATTGTGGAATTGATTTAAGGGATTGGCCTCCTTGAAATATAGGATCTCCGTAAGTAGCAGGTGCAGTTGCTCCTCCCATACCAATACTTGATAAAGGTGCTTTTCCTGCAAACATAGAACCTACAGATGAAGTTGGTGCTGCTGCACCGAGAGCGTAGGCTCCACCTCCAATAAGGGCTGCACTCTGTAGTGCTTTCTTTGTTGATTTACCTCTAAGTTTTTGTATGCCAAACGTGGCTAATGCTAATGTAAATGGATCCATAGTCTAATTAATTAATTAAGACAATATTACCATTTTACTTGCTTGGTTTCAACTCATCAACAAAACGTCCTTCATATTGATGTTCACCTACATGGACAATTTTATCTGTAATATAGGCATAACATTTACCCCCTATATCTTTCCAAAGCTTACAGAATGAAAAGTCTTCCCCTAAGTATGTCTTTGTTTCCGGGTCATGAATACAATCAAAAAAGTTCCACATGTGAGGTTTATCTACATAAGCTCCATTAATAACGGTCTTTTGTACAATAGATTTTTCTGGATAATGTTTTATTAACTTGTCAAATACGGATCTTTTTATAAGCATACAACCAGTTGGACTATGTGTTACTTCCATAACCCCTTTATTAATTTCAATGTTTTTATAATCTTGTACTTTAATAGGGTATGTATTAAATGCTTTTTTTAAATCATTAGGTGTTTTAATTCTACCCTCTTTTATTTCATCCATTGCTTTATCCCACATAATAGTTTTTAAGGGATAAGGTATAGATATTATTTCTTTATCTTTATCTATCATTTTAAAAATAGACTCAGGGTTAAAATATATATCAGAATCAATAAACAACATATGAGTATAATTAGATTCTAGAAAACCTGATACACATAAATTTCTTCCTTGTGTTACTAAAGATGATTTCATTAATTGAAATTTAATTTTAGTTTTTTTCTGTAAAGCTAATTTTTGCAATTCTAATAATGCCTGAGTATAATGTATTGAACATTCACTATGTACAGGTGTTGCTAAAAATATAGAATGAGGAGAAATACCTTTTGAAGGGGTATCCTCTTTCCACATTGGGGTTATAGCTTTATCAAAAGGTTCTGCATCTACCTTAACATCTTTTACTGTTTGATAAGTATCTTCGTTTACAAATGTTTTATTTTCGTTCACTAATAGCTCCTTTTAAAAAGTTTGACCATTCTTTTCCTTTTTTATCCCAACTATAAAATCTTTTATAAAACTTTTGTTGTTCCTCTAAATGATTTTGAATATAGTCTTCATGTAAATAACTTGATGCTACCTTAATAGCCTCAGCTGTGCTCATAGCCATAGTCTCATAATTATCTGTATAATTAATATAAACAGGCCATTCCGCACAAGTTTCATATAAGGCACCAAAGTTATTTGTTACTACATGTACTCCTGCTGCCAATGCTTCAAGAGCTGAAGCACAAAAAGTTTCTTCAAAAATACTAGGGTAAACAAACATGTCATAATCTTTCATATGTTCTAAAATATACTCATTAGGTTTATAACCAATATAGTTTACGTTTGATAGTTTATTAGCTTGATCATAAAGAGGTTGAAATAATTTTTCATGTGATTCTTTAAACTCATCCCCATAAATTTGACTACAACTATAAACATCTAAAGTTATATTAGGGTTTTTTATTTCTTGCATTGCACGTAGTAAAACATTTAAACCTCTCCAAGGTGTACAGTGATGTATTAATTTAATCGGATCACCTTTTTTATATACTTTTCTTTTTGGAAAATTGTCTGTACCATTTTTAATTACAATTGATCTTTCCGTTGGTATACCAAAGTAGTATCTAAATTTTTCATAATTCCAATGACTGTTAAACACATACCAATCATATTCTTTGTGGCGTTCTTTATTTTTAAAAAATGGTTGTAAATTAGGTTGGTCATAAGAATTCTTTTGCCAAAGTATATTCACTTTATTTTTATCTATAGGAACTTTACCGGGGATAGATGTACATATTTGAACTTGATTTAATAAATCTTTAGACACATACTTCTCAAGCAGTTCCATTTGTAATTCGGTTGCACCTCTAGGTTCCATTATTCCTTTGTATGTGCGCCTAAGGTTACCCTTGTTACAGTTATTTCGAGGTCTTGTCTAAAATCATCCGCAGTAGTATCAGTATTGGGATTAGCAACATCAGAATTAAAATCATCTTTGCTAGCATACACCTTACCTGTTCTTTTATGTTTAATAATTTCTTTTGCTTCTGCAGGTATTTTAATTGGATCACTCATTTTTGTCTACGCCCTTGTCTATGATATTTTTTATTATGTTGCAACTTCTTTTTTTTGTTAAGACTTTTACAATGTCTTCGAGGTCTTTTTCTAGGTTGATCTCTTTCAACAAAGTCTTTAAATTTTCTAGCCATTTTCCTGTGATCTGTCTATGAGGGCATAACTAATAACACCTGTTATGGTGTTTGCTGTAGCAGCTTGAATTTTAAGAACATCGTTTGCTTCCATATTAAGACTTGAGGTTACTAAATTTGCAAAATTTTTATTTAATTGTATGTGACTTATCTCTACCGCTGAACCACCTGACTTTTGTAAAAAGGCATCTACATTAACATTAGAAGCAGTCTTATGATTAGCTTGAAATGATTTTATTATAATAGTTGCATCTGCTGGACATGTAAGAACATCAGTTACACTAGTGTTTGTTAAATCAAATGTTGAACTTTTATATCTAACTGTCATGACATAAAGTAATTAAACGAATCTTGTTCGTTTTTCAAGTCTTGTTGAAAAGAAGTATTTAATTGATTTTCAATAGTTGCTAGACCTTGGTTTATCTGTCTAAAATTTTCAGGACTATATTCAGGCTGTGGCTCTGGTATATATACGTTTATTTTAGCCATTATCTTCTTCCATCTGGATTAACATCCGCTCTAAATGTACCAAATCTCCATGTTTCGTTAACAGCTGTATTCTGTATTTTTATATTCGCAAGTCTTCCCCTAGCTCTTGTATCTATCTTTTGTGTTGTTGAGTTTATAGTAAAAGGACCTAATTGAGATGAAGTACCACTATCTATAGGATAATTCTTTAAGAATATAGTAACTATTGCGTTACCTTGTAAATTTTTAAAATCTGGTAAAAACCTACTTAGTCTTAATATATATTCTCCATCACCTTCTGTAGGTAAATCAAAATCGCCTGATTGTATATAAGCAGGTATAGCTGTTGTTGTACCATTTAAAGCTACTTCATTATTTCCTACTTCATGTGCATAATATAATGAAGATCCAAATGTATTAGTCGCTCCACTTAAATTAGGTATTGTGGGAGTGTTTGTTGAAGTATATTCAGTTGCATAAGGCACTGCATATGTACTTGCATCTGCATAAGAACTTCTTGAAAGACTCATTGTAGACCAACTATTTTCTACATAATTATAAACTACTGATCTGTTGTTTTGTACAGCAGGGTTTCCTGAAGGTGTTCCTGCAGGGTAGAACCAAACTATTTCGTTAAACAATGAATTATGTGAAGCATATATAATTTCATTAGAAGAATAATTTACTCCAACATTTGAACCGGTAGTCGTGAATACAAAATCTTCTACAAGTGATGGAAGTAATTTAACTGTACCATCAAAGACAAAGAATCCTCCTCCTGAACCCATCCAATAAACTCTACCATCTGCATAAACAACACCATGTTGACCTATACATCCACAGTTAGAACCTACTTGTCTTATTGAAAAAGTAAATGGAGGACCAACAAATTGCATAGTATAAGCTGCTTGGTCAGTTAAAATTAAATTGTAGTCTTTACCAGAAACTGCAGCTACAATTTTGTTACCTGTATCTAATCTAAACGTTCCTGCTGTATTGACTGAAGTAGGTTGATAAACACTAAAATTTTCTTGATCACTAAATCTTATAAACATTGGATCTTGAGTAGTTGCATCACCTATAGTTGTTTCAGTTCCAAAGTGAACAACATGTCTATCTCTATCTGAAGTTATAGTTAATCTTGTTGCTGTTGGAGCTCCGCTCATGATTACAGCTCTATTCTCTAAAGGATTTGATACGCCTGGATTCCACACAAAAGTTTTACCATCCTTAACAGTTGCAATTAGTTGCTGGCCAAAGTTATCTAATGACCATGTACCAGGATCAAGAATAACTGAAGAAGTTGTAGAACCTGAACCCCAAGTTAATCTACTCCATGTACTTGTACCCCAACCATAACCATAAGTTTGAATAGTAGGACCAATTTCTTCGTAAGGATTAATAGTAGCACCCCCTGCAGTAGACATCCCTGATCCAGATTCGTTTGATTTCATTTGTACTGTAAACGTACTTGTCGTTGGTGTTGTTAAAATTTCGAAAGTAAAATCTTGAAAATTAGCAACCGTGAAACCTGTTGCACCACCCCCTGGTAATGATACAGAAGTAAATGTAATATACTCACCAACATCTAAACCATGACTAGCTTTAGTAACGGTTACTACATTTGAATTTTGTGTCGATGAAAAAGTTGCACCAGTTATTGCTGTTGCAAGTGGAGTAATATCATAAAATTTATCTTCATAATAAATATATAATGCTTTAGATGTACCAAGTGCTGCGTATCTTTTTCCTTCTAAATCAGTCCAAGTATGCTGAGCACGTGTGGGTCCTGATATTGTATTAGTTCCTATAGCCTGAAAGCCACCAATTTTTTCTGGTTGACCATACCTAAATCTAACAAAGTCACCATCTATCCACTGACCTTCTGCGCCTGAGGGTGTATCTGCTTTATTAAATCCTGGAACTATTTGTACATTTCTTAAAGGCATAAGCTATTTTACATCATTTTAAAGCTTCATCCAAGTCGCAGGGTTAGGTATTAATATCTCGCTTACTTTGTTTTCTTTAGAAGTCATAATAATATCCCCACTTATGGATATCCTAGGAGACTTTTCTTCAGTCTTCTTAGTCCCGTGTTTTAAGGAACTAGGAAATATAATCAATTGGCCAGGCTCATTATTAATTAATAAGTTTTGGTGGTTTTGTTCATTCCATTCTGTAGCCTCTGGCATATAGAATCTTTGTGAGGGTTCATAAAATGTAAGTGATGAATGATTTTTATTTTTTAATACATAGTAAACAAAACTAAAATGACTGGCTCCATGATCGTGAGCAGATATATGATCACCCTTATCGGTGTAAGCTACCCATGATTTCGTAATAAAATAATCAACATTTTTATATTTTAAATTTTCTAAAAATGTATTTAAATTAATTTTAAGTTCATCAAAAAAGCTTTTAAATTTATTATTTAATTGTAGCTGATCTCCATATAAAGATTCAAAAGAATCAAGTTGACCCGCCTTGTCAGAAGTAAAAGAATAACCTGTTTTATGTGATTTAAAATATTTATCTCTAGATTCTGGAGGACAAATATCTTTTTCAATAATAGGTATTAGCCCTTGATTAATTTTTTCAAAGTTGTTTAGATTTGATATTCCAATAAGTGAGCCTAATATTCTAATCGTCTCCATCTAAAGTACCTTTTGTATCAAACCAAACATAACTATTAAGCTTAGATAAAAATCTTTCCATATCCTTATCCTTTACCACATAAACTAATGTTTCGGTACAAAAATCTTTAATAGCCTCATATCTATGATGACCATCAATTAATACATTATTATTAACAACTAACGGACATAGTAAACCATTAAGTTTTATATCCATCTCAAGTTGATCAATTAACTCTTGATTATTATTTTCTTGATTAGGTTTTATATCTTTTATTTTAATTGTTTTAATTAAACTAGTAAATATAATTTTTTTAGGCTTTAAGAACACTTATTGTATACGAAGAAATCTATATTGAACTTCACCACTACCACCTGCTCCTCCATTTGTAGAACCAGTACTTGTTGGTGAACTACCAGATGAGACCTGAGCAGCTCCACCTCCACCACCAGATCCTCTTGTACCAG